AGAACGTACCAGCTTACATGAACCAACAAACTGCAACTGCTGTTGCTGGTGGTGCTGGTGCTGGAGCTGCAGTAGATCAACAACCTTCTTCAGACGATCTTAATGTTGAAGAAAAAGAAGAATTACAAAATCTATTAGATCAATCTAATTTACCTAATGATCTTCCAGCAGATAATTTAATTGCATCTATTGGACCTAACGCAACAAGACTTGCAGTACAATATTTAAGAAATCAAGGAAAGAAGGTTCAAGATTTAAAACCGTTATCAGGTGGTACTGGTAGAAAAGTATTTCAGCTTGATGATGAAAAAGTAATTAAGATTGCAAGAATGCAAAGAGGCGTTAGAGAAAATTTATCTGAAACTAACGATTATGTTATTGCTCACTGGAGACCACAAGTGTTTGAAAGTGGCGATGATTATGTTGTTGTTGAAGCAGTAAAAAGAGCAGACAGTGAAGTAAGACAATTTTTAAAACCATTACAAGGATTTTATCAAGGTGACTTTGATCGAAAAACTGGTCCATTACAAGATGCCATGAGAGCTTTAGGTTTAGAAGATTTTATGAATTACGATTTACTTTTTAGAGATTTTGTATCTCCTAGAAATTGGGGTAAGACTAAAGATGGCAGACTTGTTTTAATTGATGGAGGAGCTTTAGATAAAGATACATTAATTAAAACTGGTGCTGACTATAAAGACAAATACGATTATTTATATGGTTCTCAAATGTTTAAGGATGCTGCTGATAGATACTTTAATGAGAGCAAAAAAGAGTGGGATCAAATATTAAGAGATAGACGTAAAGAAGGTATGGGCAAGTTTATTATTACTATCACTGGTGGCACTTCAGGTTATAAAGTCTTAGATAATATCCAAAACAATATTATTTCAGATCAAACAGAAAAATAGTAGAAAACAATTATCTTCAAGTATTTGTTTTTTTCAAAACAGGAATTTCATAAATGGTAGTTAAGAACGTAATAACAAGCGACATCACCAAACAAGGTGTAAAAAAATTATTAGAAACAGTTGATGATATTGTCATAAAAAAAAAGACAATAGATCAACCAACAAAGTTACTAAAGAAAAAATCAGATGTAACAATTGGTGACAGAAAAGTTAAGACTGGTCCTACTGGCGAAACAGTTGAGATCAAAGCAAAAGATATTAGTAAAGTTAAAGCTCCTAAGGCAAAGCCAGAGAGCATAGAAGAATTTTTTAAAAGTTTTGGAGATACAACTATCTCGAAAAAAGTATTAGCTGATTTTAATATAGATAAAATCACTAAGAACGAAGATATAATTAAGATGATTAATGCTATAGCCAAAAGCATTAGTCCAAGAGAAGTTGTAAAACAAACAAGAGGTGTAAGATCAAGAAGAGCAACTACTTCAAGAGGAACTAGATTAGCTCAAGATAAAAACTTCTTAATAAATGTATTAGGCACAAAAGCTGGTACTGCATATAACGCTGAGCAAATATTTGCTACAAGACAATTATTAGAAGCTGGATTAGCTAGATTAAATTATCTAGCATCTAAAGTTGCAGATCCATTAGCTGCTACTGGTGATGATGCAATAAGATTTAGACAGCATTACGCTATGATGTCTCAAGTTCAAAAAGTTCTTATGGGAGTTAGAACTGAGGCTGGTAGAGCGTTAAATCAATTTAGGTTTAAAAGTACAGCTGGAAAAAAGTATTCAGCCTTAGAAACTAATATTGATGAGCTTAACAGAAAAGAGTTGTTAGTAGAACTTGGCGGCTTTGATGATATTAGATCAGTAGCTAAATTATATTTATCAGCTCCAAATAATTCTATTGGAAGACTAAATGCTGTTGAAAAAACTGGTATGAACAGTTTTAGCAGAAAACTTTCCAACAGTTTTTCTGAATTATTTTTAAATGCTATTTTATCAAATCCATTAACACATTTAAGAAATGGACTTGGTAACTGGATTATCTCAGCTATCACTCAACAAGAGAGAAGAATAGCTGCTAGAATGTTTGGTGGATCTGGTGAAGGTGCAAATTATATTGCTCCGTATGAAGATATAGCAAAGGCTTGGGGAAGAACAAAAGCTGCTGAAGAGACGCTAGCTATGATGACCAATGTTTATAAATTTGGTGGATCAAAGATAGATACAAGACTTGGACAAATAACTTCTCAAAACTGGAATATTAAAAGTAAAGAAGGTGCAGCTGTCTTTGACATGATGGGTAAGTTTATAAATATACCATCTAGTTTTTTAAGAGTGTCAGATGACTTTTTTAAAAAAAGAGAATTTAGATCTGAAGTATTAGCAAGATCATTTGCTGAAGGTATGGAAATGTACCAAAAAGGATTTATAAAAAATCAAGATGACTTGGCTTTGTACATAGCATCGAGAGCAAAAAATCCTACAAAAGAAATTTTAGATCAGGCTGCAGCTCAAGCAAAAGTAGTTACGTTTCAAACACCACTTGGAACTAGAGGCGATGTCTTTGATATATTTAAAGCTGGTCAAACTTTTAAAACTGCAGTTGCAAACAAAACTCCGTTCTCATGGCTTACTAATTATTATATGCCATTTATACAGACACCAGTAAATATTGCTGGAACTGTAGCAGAGAGAACACCATTTCTGCATAAGTATTTATCTAACTACAATCAGATGATTGCTAGAGGTGGTAAAGACGCTGCACTTGCAAAAGCTAGAATGAGATTAGGTTCTCAATTCTTTTTAGTAGGTGCGATGGCTGGTTATTATGGAACTACAGATGATCCATTTAATATCGGATTAGAATTAAGAGGATCAGATATAAGAGGATCTAGCAGTAGAATTACTGGTGGAAAAAACTTATTACAAAAAACAACTAAGACAACACCATTAGAATTAGCTTTTAATGTTGGTGATGGAAAAAAACAAAGAATAGCTTTTAGAGGTTTTGATCCAGTTGCTCAGATGTTTGCTAATGCAGCAAACTTTGGTCAGTACATGGCATTACTACAAGGATCAATTTATAATTATGCTAATGCTGATAAAGATAGTGCATCTGAAACTCAGTTGTTTAATGACTTCTTAGCTTATTCAGCTGGTCTTACTTATTCGATAGGTGAAAACTTAGCTAACTCAACTATGCTTACTGGTGCTGGTAAATTAGTTGATGATTTAAGACAAATTGGATCTGGTTTATATCAAGGTGGATTTGATCTTCAATCTCCTCAAACTGTCAAAGCTTTCAAACAAGTTGGTGGAGAGATAGCTGCTTCTTATGTACCAACAGTAGTAAGAGAAGTTGGTAAATTATTTAATGATGACCAACAAAAATTAGCAACTGAATTACAAGAATACGCTTTAAGAAATATAAAAGAAACAGATCTTGAATATGACTATGATATGAGAGGTCGAAGGTACGATAAGTTTAATTACTTTACACAAATACAAAGAGATGAAATTGATGAGGAGTTATACAAAATATTTCCTAATGTAACTCCAGTAAGAAATTACATAAATTATACTTACTCTCCAGACCTAGGATTAAGTGTAAGTGTACCTTTAAAATCTAATGAGAAAAGATTTTTAAGAAAAAACTCAGGATTAATATTCGATCAAAAATACAAAGTATTAAGAGAACAAGATTATTTTAAGAATGAGAGTAGAAGAAATATTTTAGAAGGCTTGATCCAACAAGAGTGGTCAGCATCAAAAGAAGAAGCAAAAAAGATGCTGCTTGATCCAAGAACAACTTTTCAAGATGACCAAGGAAACCAAGTTAATTTTTTTAACGACATAAAAATAAGAGCAGAAAATCTTAGAAATAAACAAATGATTAACGCACAAAGAGGAATGCTAGAATAATGACAATAAGTACAACTACAATTAAAAACAGCTATTCAGGAAATGGCTCTACATCAGCTTTTACATATAGTTTTAAAATAACAGATGATGATGACATCGAAGTAATTATAAGAACTGATAGCACTGGAGCTGAGACTGTAAAAACTAAAACTACTCACTACAACGTAGCTGGAGTTGGAAGCAACTCAGGTACAGTTACTTTTACAAGCGG